ATTTGCAACCAGAGACAACTGATCTCTACTGTTATGAGCAATTAAATGACAGCTCAGAGGAGGAGGATGAAATAGATGGTCCAGCTGGACAAGCAGAACCGGACAGAGCCCATTACAATATTGTAACCTTTTGTTGCAAGTGTGACTCTACGCTTCGGTTGTGCGTACAAAGCACACACGTAGACATTCGTACTTTGGAAGACCTGTTAATGGGCACACTAGGAATTGTGTGCCCCATCTGTTCTCAGAAACCATAATCTACCATGGCTGATCCTGCAGGTACCAATGGGGAAGAGGGTACGGGATGTAATGGATGGTTTTATGTAGAGGCTGTAGTGGAAAAAAAAACAGGGGATGCTATATCAGATGACGAGAACGAAAATGACAGTGATACAGGTGAAGATTTGGTAGATTTTATAGTAAATGATAATGATTATTTAACACAGGCAGAAACAGAGACAGCACATGCGTTGTTTACTGCACAGGAAGCAAAACAACATAGAGATGCAGTACAGGTTCTAAAACGAAAGTATTTGGGTAGTCCACTTAGTGATATTAGTGGATGTGTAGACAATAATATTAGTCCTAGATTAAAAGCTATATGTATAGAAAAACAAAGTAGAGCTGCAAAAAGGAGATTATTTGAAAGCGAAGACAGCGGGTATGGCAATACTGAAGTGGAAACTCAGCAGATGTTACAGGTAGAAGGGCGCCATGAGACTGAAACACCATGTAGTCAGTATAGTGGTGGAAGTGGGGGTGGTTGCAGTCAGTACAGTAGTGGAAGTGGGGGAGAGGGTGTTAGTGAAAGACACACTATATGCCAAACACCACTTACAAATATTTTAAATGTACTAAAAACTAGTAATGCAAAGGCAGCAATGTTAGCAAAATTTAAAGAGTTATACGGGGTGAGTTTTTCAGAATTAGTAAGACCATTTAAAAGTAATAAATCAACGTGTTGCGATTGGTGTATTGCTGCATTCGGACTTACACCCAGTATAGCTGACAGTATAAAAACACTATTACAACAATATTGTTTATATTTACACATTCAAAGTTTAGCATGTTCATGGGGAATGGTTGTGTTACTATTAGTAAGATATAAATGTGGAAAAAATAGAGAAACAATTGAAAAATTGCTGTCTAAACTATTATGTGTGTCTCCAATGTGTATGATGATAGAGCCTCCAAAATTGCGTAGTACAGCAGCAGCATTATATTGGTATAAAACAGGTATATCAAATATTAGTGAAGTGTATGGAGACACGCCAGAATGGATACAAAGACAAACAGTATTACAACATAGTTTTAATGATTGTACATTTGAATTATCACAGATGGTACAATGGGCCTACGATAATGACATAGTAGACGATAGTGAAATTGCATATAAATATGCACAATTGGCAGACACTAATAGTAATGCAAGTGCCTTTCTAAAAAGTAATTCACAGGCAAAAATTGTAAAGGATTGTGCAACAATGTGTAGACATTATAAACGAGCAGAAAAAAAACAAATGAGTATGAGTCAATGGATAAAATATAGATGTGATAGGGTAGATGATGGAGGTGATTGGAAGCAAATTGTTATGTTTTTAAGGTATCAAGGTGTAGAGTTTATGTCATTTTTAACTGCATTAAAAAGATTTTTGCAAGGCATACCTAAAAAAAATTGCATATTACTATATGGTGCAGCTAACACAGGTAAATCATTATTTGGTATGAGTTTAATGAAATTTCTGCAAGGGTCTGTAATATGTTTTGTAAATTCTAAAAGCCATTTTTGGTTACAACCATTAGCAGATGCCAAAATAGGTATGTTAGATGATGCTACAGTGCCCTGTTGGAACTACATAGATGACAATTTAAGAAATGCATTGGATGGAAATTTAGTTTCTATGGATGTAAAGCATAGACCATTGGTACAACTAAAATGCCCTCCATTATTAATTACATCTAACATTAATGCTGGTACAGATTCTAGGTGGCCTTATTTACATAATAGATTGGTGGTGTTTACATTTCCTAATGAGTTTCCATTTGACGAAAACGGAAATCCAGTGTATGAGCTTAATGATAAGAACTGGAAATCCTTTTTCTCAAGGACGTGGTCCAGATTAAGTTTGCACGAGGACGAGGACAAGGAAAACGATGGAGACTCTTTGCCAACGTTTAAATGTGTGTCAGGACAAAATACTAACACATTATGAAAATGATAGTACAGACCTACGTGACCATATAGACTATTGGAAACACATGCGCCTAGAATGTGCTATTTATTACAAGGCCAGAGAAATGGGATTTAAACATATTAACCACCAGGTGGTGCCAACACTGGCTGTATCAAAGAATAAAGCATTACAAGCAATTGAACTGCAACTAACGTTAGAAACAATATATAACTCACAATATAGTAATGAAAAGTGGACATTACAAGACGTTAGCCTTGAAGTGTATTTAACTGCACCAACAGGATGTATAAAAAAACATGGATATACAGTGGAAGTGCAGTTTGATGGAGACATATGCAATACAATGCATTATACAAACTGGACACATATATATATTTGTGAAGAAGCATCAGTAACTGTGGTAGAGGGACAAGTTGACTATTATGGTTTATATTATGTTCATGAAGGAATACGAACATATTTTGTGCAGTTTAAAGATGATGCAGAAAAATATAGTAAAAATAAAGTATGGGAAGTTCATGCGGGTGGTCAGGTAATATTATGTCCTACATCTGTGTTTAGCAGCAACGAAGTATCCTCTCCTGAAATTATTAGGCAGCACTTGGCCAACCACCCCGCCGCGACCCATACCAAAGCCGTCGCCTTGGGCACCGAAGAAACACAGACGACTATCCAGCGACCAAGATCAGAGCCAGACACCGGAAACCCCTGCCACACCACTAAGTTGTTGCACAGAGACTCAGTGGACAGTGCTCCAATCCTCACTGCATTTAACAGCGCACACAAAGGACGGATTAACTGTAATAGTAACACTACACCCATAGTACATTTAAAAGGTGATGCTAATACTTTAAAATGTTTAAGATATAGATTTAAAAAGCATTGTACATTGTATACTGCAGTGTCGTCTACATGGCATTGGACAGGACATAATGTAAAACATAAAAGTGCAATTGTTACACTTACATATGATAGTGAATGGCAACGTGACCAATTTTTGTCTCAAGTTAAAATACCAAAAACTATTACAGTGTCTACTGGATTTATGTCTATATGACAAATCTTGATACTGCATCCACAACATTACTGGCGTGCTTTTTGCTTTGCTTTTGTGTGCTTTTGTGTGTCTGCCTATTAATACGTCCGCTGCTTTTGTCTGTGTCTACATACACATCATTAATAATATTGGTATTACTATTGTGGATAACAGCAGCCTCTGCGTTTAGGTGTTTTATTGTATATATTATATTTGTTTATATACCATTATTTTTAATACATACACATGCACGCTTTTTAATTACATAATGTATATGTACATAATGTAATTGTTACATATAATTGTTGTATACCATAACTTACTATTTTTTCTTTTTTATTTTCATATATAATTTTTTTTTGTGTTTGTTTGTTTGTTTTTTAATAAACTGTTATCACTTAACAATGCGACACAAACGTTCTGCAAAACGCACAAAACGTGCATCGGCTACCCAACTTTATAAAACATGCAAACAGGCAGGTACATGTCCACCTGACATTATACCTAAGGTTGAAGGCAAAACTATTGCTGATCAAATATTACAATATGGAAGTATGGGTGTATTTTTTGGTGGGTTAGGAATTGGCACAGGGTCGGGTACAGGCGGACGCACTGGGTATATTCCATTGGGAACAAGGCCTCCCACAGCTACAGATACACTTGCTCCTGTAAGACCCCCTTTAACAGTAGATCCTGTGGGCCCTTCTGATCCTTCTATAGTTTCTTTAGTGGAAGAAACTAGTTTTATTGATGCTGGTGCACCAACATCTGTACCTTCCATTCCCCCAGATGTATCAGGATTTAGTATTACTACTTCAACTGATACCACACCTGCTATATTAGATATTAATAATACTGTTACTACTGTTACTACACATAATAATCCCACTTTCACTGACCCATCTGTATTGCAGCCTCCAACACCTGCAGAAACTGGAGGGCATTTTACACTTTCATCATCCACTATTAGTACACATAATTATGAAGAAATTCCTATGGATACATTTATTGTTAGCACAAACCCTAACACAGTAACTAGTAGCACACCCATACCAGGGTCTCGCCCAGTGGCACGCCTAGGATTATATAGTCGCACAACACAACAAGTTAAAGTTGTAGACCCTGCTTTTGTAACCACTCCCACTAAACTTATTACATATGATAATCCTGCATATGAAGGTATAGATGTGGATAATACATTATATTTTTCTAGTAATGATAATAGTATTAATATAGCTCCAGATCCTGACTTTTTGGATATAGTTGCTTTACATAGGCCAGCATTAACCTCTAGGCGTACTGGCATTAGGTACAGTAGAATTGGTAATAAACAAACACTACGTACTCGTAGTGGAAAATCTATAGGTGCTAAGGTACATTATTATTATGATTTCAGTACTATTGATCCTGCAGAAGAAATAGAATTACAAACTATAACACCTTCTACATATACTACCACTTCACATGCAGCCTCACCTACTTCTATTAATAATGGATTATATGATATTTATGCAGATGACTTTATTACAGATACTTCTACAACCCCGGTACCATCTGTACCCTCTACATCTTTATCAGGTTATATTCCTGCAAATACAACAATTCCTTTTGGTGGTGCATACAATATTCCTTTAGTATCAGGTCCTGATATACCCATTAATATAACTGACCAAGCTCCTTCATTAATTCCTATAGTTCCAGGGTCTCCACAATATACAATTATTGCTGATGCAGGTGACTTTTATTTACATCCTAGTTATTACATGTTACGAAAACGACGTAAACGTTTACCATATTTTTTTTCAGATGTCTCTTTGGCTGCCTAGTGAGGCCACTGTCTACTTGCCTCCTGTCCCAGTATCTAAGGTTGTAAGCACGGATGAATATGTTGCACGCACAAACATATATTATCATGCAGGAACATCCAGACTACTTGCAGTTGGACATCCCTATTTTCCTATTAAAAAACCTAACAATAACAAAATATTAGTTCCTAAAGTATCAGGATTACAATACAGGGTATTTAGAATACATTTACCTGACCCCAATAAGTTTGGTTTTCCTGACACCTCATTTTATAATCCAGATACACAGCGGCTGGTTTGGGCCTGTGTAGGTGTTGAGGTAGGTCGTGGTCAGCCATTAGGTGTGGGCATTAGTGGCCATCCTTTATTAAATAAATTGGATGACACAGAAAATGCTAGTGCTTATGCAGCAAATGCAGGTGTGGATAATAGAGAATGTATATCTATGGATTACAAACAAACACAATTGTGTTTAATTGGTTGCAAACCACCTATAGGGGAACACTGGGGCAAAGGATCCCCATGTACCAATGTTGCAGTAAATCCAGGTGATTGTCCACCATTAGAGTTAATAAACACAGTTATTCAGGATGGTGATATGGTTGATACTGGCTTTGGTGCTATGGACTTTACTACATTACAGGCTAACAAAAGTGAAGTTCCACTGGATATTTGTACATCTATTTGCAAATATCCAGATTATATTAAAATGGTGTCAGAACCATATGGCGACAGCTTATTTTTTTATTTACGAAGGGAACAAATGTTTGTTAGACATTTATTTAATAGGGCTGGTACTGTTGGTGAAAATGTACCAGACGATTTATACATTAAAGGCTCTGGGTCTACTGCAAATTTAGCCAGTTCAAATTATTTTCCTACACCTAGTGGTTCTATGGTTACCTCTGATGCCCAAATATTCAATAAACCTTATTGGTTACAACGAGCACAGGGCCACAATAATGGCATTTGTTGGGGTAACCAACTATTTGTTACTGTTGTTGATACTACACGCAGTACAAATATGTCATTATGTGCTGCCATATCTACTTCAGAAACTACATATAAAAATACTAACTTTAAGGAGTACCTACGACATGGGGAGGAATATGATTTACAGTTTATTTTTCAACTGTGCAAAATAACCTTAACTGCAGACGTTATGACATACATACATTCTATGAATTCCACTATTTTGGAGGACTGGAATTTTGGTCTACAACCTCCCCCAGGAGGCACACTAGAAGATACTTATAGGTTTGTAACATCCCAGGCAATTGCTTGTCAAAAACATACACCTCCAGCACCTAAAGAAGATCCCCTTAAAAAATACACTTTTTGGGAAGTAAATTTAAAGGAAAAGTTTTCTGCAGACCTAGATCAGTTTCCTTTAGGACGCAAATTTTTACTACAAGCAGGATTGAAGGCCAAACCAAAATTTACATTAGGAAAACGAAAAGCTACACCCACCACCTCATCTACCTCTACAACTGCTAAACGCAAAAAACGTAAGCTGTAAGTATTGTATGTATGTTGAATTAGTGTTGTTTGTTGTGTATATGTTTGTATGTGCTTGTATGTGCTTGTAAATATTAAGTTGTATGTGTGTTTGTATGTATGGTATAATAAACACGTGTGTATGTGTTTTTAAATGCTTGTGTAACTATTGTGTCATGCAACATAAATAAACTTATTGTTTCAACACCTACTAATTGTGTTGTGGTTATTCATTGTATATAAACTATATTTGCTACATCCTGTTTTTGTTTTATATATACTATATTTTGTAGCGCCAGCGGCCATTTTGTAGCTTCAACCGAATTCGGTTGCATGCTTTTTGGCACAAAATGTGTTTTTTTAAATAGTTCTATGTCAGCAACTATGGTTTAAACTTGTACGTTTCCTGCTTGCCATGCGTGCCAAATCCCTGTTTTCCTGACCTGCACTGCTTGCCAACCATTCCATTGTTTTTTACACTGCACTATGTGCAACTACTGAATCACTATGTACATTGTGTCATATAAAATAAATCACTATGCGCCAACGCCTTACATACCGCTGTTAGGCACATATTTTTGGCTTGTTTTAACTAACCTAATTGCATATTTGGCATAAGGTTTAAACTTCTAAGGCCAACTAAATGTCACCCTAGTTCATACATGAACTGTGTAAAGGTTAGTCATACATTGTTCATTTGTAAAACTGCACATGGGTGTGTGCAAACCGTTTTGGGTTACACATTTACAAGCAACTTATATAATAATACTAAACTACAATAATTCATGTATAAAACTAAGGGCGTAACCGAAATCGGTTGAACCGAAACCGGTTAGTATAAAAGCAGACATTTTATGCACCAAAAGAGAACTGCAATGTTTCAGGACCCACAGGAGCGACCCAGAAAGTTACCACAGTTATGCACAGAGCTGCAAACAACTATACATGATATAATATTAGAATGTGTGTACTGCAAGCAACAGTTACTGCGACGTGAGGTATATGACTTTGCTTTTCGGGATTTATGCATAGTATATAGAGATGGGAATCCATATGCTGTATGTGATAAATGTTTAAAGTTTTATTCTAAAATTAGTGAGTATAGACATTATTGTTATAGTTTGTATGGAACAACATTAGAACAGCAATACAACAAACCGTTGTGTGATTTGTTAATTAGGTGTATTAACTGTCAAAAGCCACTGTGTCCTGAAGAAAAGCAAAGACATCTGGACAAAAAGCAAAGATTCCATAATATAAGGGGTCGGTGGACCGGTCGATGTATGTCTTGTTGCAGATCATCAAGAACACGTAGAGAAACCCAGCTGTAATCATGCATGGAGATACACCTACATTGCATGAATATATGTTAAATTTGCAACCAGAGACAACTGATCTCTACTGTTATGAGCAATTAAATGACAGCTCAGAGGAGGAGGATGAAATAGA